ACCAGTCACCCATGATGACCTCGGCCTCCTGCGAGACCCAGGCGCCGTTGGCGAGCTCCGACATCGGGTAGCCGTACAGCGTTCCACCAGGGGCCCCCTGCAGGTTCGGCTGGTAGATCGGCGCACCCTGAACGCTGCGGATGCCGTTCAGCTTCCACGTCAGACCCGGCCGGGACACGAACCCGTTGACCGCGAAGCCATCCTCGGACACCTTCCCGGCCGCCGATGCGACATCGACGGCGAAGTCGGCGCCCGTGCCAGACACCACCACGTTGCCTGCGGCCACCGCATTCTGGTAGATCGCGGTCGGCCACGTCGACGGCTTGTCAGTGCCGAACAGGCCAGCGCCGTCGATCTTCGCCCCGATGGCCTCGACGAGCCGGGGCCGCACCTGATCCCAGATCGGCATCTGCGCGTCGTCGAGGTACGCCTCGGGGATCGGGACGATCGCCGCGATCTCCTCGACGATCAGATCGACGTTCTTCCAGTCCTGCGCCGTGGTCTGCTTCAGACCCGTGTCGCCACCCACGAAATACGCGAGCGGCATGACGTCCAGGACAGGCTGACGCTGGGTCTTCGTCGACATCGGAACCTGCTTGGCCCGCGTCAGCAGCGCCGACATCGACGGCAGCTCCTGAATGATCTCCGCCGACACGGGGGTGGGTACCAGCGGGTCATCGCTGGCGGCCCGGCTGATCAGAGAGTTGTACGTTGCCACGGGGTGCTCCTTCCGAGCATGCAGCGGCCCCGGCCCCGTGGACATGGGAAATCCGGTGCTGCGATCAGGTCAGTTCAGGGGGTGCGGCCGGCCATAGTGCGAATCCACTGATCCGGAGTCGCAGCGGCCGTACTCGACGCCGGGGCCGCTCCGGCTGTGAGCGCCTCGACGGGGCGCTGCGTGCTGGGTGCAGAAGGCGCCGGTGCCGGCGCCTTGAGGCGTTCGGCGAGAAGCTCCGCGCGGGCGCCGATCTCCTCGTCCGTGCCGGATCCGAGGAGGTCGATGAGCTCCGGCGGAATGTTGTGCGTCGCAGCCGCCAGAAGTCGGGCGTTGGTCGCCTTCATCTCAGCAAGCTGCTGCTCGAAGGTCGTCGCCCGCTCGGTCGCCCGCTGGATCTCCGTCTTCTGGGCGTCCTCCGCCTCCCGGTGCTTCTGTGCGATCTGGCGCAGCTCGTCCAGTTCCGCCTTGGACTTCAGGCCCAGCGCGCTCAGGTGCTGGTTCTCGTGCTTGCGGGCCAGGGACTTCCACTTCGCGGCTTCGGCCTCCCAGTCGGGAGGCTCCTGCCCGCCTTCCGGGCTGGACGCTGGAGGCTGCGGTGCTTCCGGTGCGGCTGGCGTCTGGGGCCGGTTGAGGAACTGGCCGGCGGAAACGGCGTCGGCGAGCATCTGCTGCGCCTGCGCATCACCAGACGGCTCTACGGCCGCGGCCGCTTCGGGGGTTGCTTCGGACATGGTGGGGACTCCCGTGTCGGGATGGCCGAAAGCCCTGTCGGGCAGGCGGCGTTCGGGCATGAAAAAAGCGCCCGCCGTGTCGGCAAGCGCAATAAGAGGCGGAGAGGCCGTAGCCGCTGCCTGTCGGCGGCGACCCGGACCCCAGGGCGGTCAGGACTTCAGTGAGCCGTCAGCCGCCCAGTTGGGTGGGATGAGGCTGCCCAAGTTGAGCTCGTCGGCCCGCTTCTGGATGAAGCGGCGCACAGCGGCCCTGGCGGCATCGGTGTTGGGCCGGACCCGGCCCACTGCGCGGATCGCGTTCTCCAGGTCCTGACGGTTCTCGATAGGGAACCGGCCCGGCGAATCCCCGGGGGCGGACATCGCCTTACCGGCCTTCACGAGATCCTTCATCTCCTGGTCTGACTGCTGCGCCATGATCACCTCCCCTCATGGCCGTTCCGGGGCCTGATAGTTGGCCCGGCCTTCGGACTCCCACCAGCGACGGAAAGCGTTCACCGCATCCTGGCCGCCAGTGCCGCGAGTCTCACGACGCCAGTCCTCGTACAGCTTCTCGGCGAGGCCGACAAACGGTTCGTCGAGCGTGAACGCCGGCCATGCCTGGCAACCGCAGTGATCGTGATACGAGTTGCCGCCCTGCCGGGGATCGCCCGCAGTCTTCGCGGACTTGTAGACGGGGCCACGGGAGGCGAGCATCGCGCACCAAGCGCACGGATCATTGTCCGTGACCCGCGACCAGCCCGTCGCCCGCTCGTCATGCCGGATCGCCTCCTGCATGACATCCCGGCCACCCTCCAACGCCAGATACTGCGTCGACCCGGCCATCCGCACCGCGGCAGCATCCACCGCCTGCTGCTCGGTCTTACCCGCAGCGATCGCCTTCTTGAACTCGACCGGACCCGTCACGTCCAGCGTGGCCTCAAGGCGTGAGAGATCCAGGATGTCCGGCGGGGGTGGATGAAACAGCCCGTCCTCAACCCCGGCCGCATGCCGTGCCTGCATGTAGGCGGACGCGGCCAAAGCCGCCGAGTCGGCGCGCGCCTGCTGCACCAGCGGAATCAGCAGGGCCCGCAGTGCAGGCCACGAGGAGTCAACGTCCGCCGGGTTGACCAGCTGCCGCCACGTCCGGGCGATCTGC